GGGACGGACTCATCTCCGAAATCTCGCTCTGTGATCGCCCATGCCTGCCCACCGCGACATTCACTATGTGCAAGTCTGCTAAGCCGGGCATGGAAATCATGGCCTCCGACTTCGACGAGGAGCGTGGTCTGGTGAAGTGCGAGGAATTGACCCTCGACAAGGCTGTGGACTCGGATGTCGAGAAGCCCGACGACGTCCCCGATGTCCCGGCCGAGCCGGTTACGGAGAAGGTTTCCAAGCCGTCGCCGCTGAGCATGCCCGGTGCTCGCAAAGTAGCCGGGGGCGAGGACAAGCCCGCCGTCGAGCCGGTGCCGGAGATGACCGTCAAGGTCGGCGAGACCATGACCCCGGAGCAGCTCAAAGAGTACAAGGCGCAATTCGACGGCAACGCTGACGAGGTCGTCGATGTGCCGGTCGAGAAGACGACCGAGCCCGACGAGCCCGAGTTCGACAGGGACGCCGCCAAGGCACTCGTCGCCGCGGTCGCCGGCAAGGAAGGCACCGACGCCGCGAAGGCCGCCGGGGAATTCCTCGCCAAGGCCGACGCGAATGTTCCCCCCGTATACGACGACGAGCAGGGCGACATCCTCAACGCCCAGGCCGCGATCAGCATCATCGGCAAGCTGATCGTGTCCGAGGCGTCGGAGCTGGTGGATAACCCGGCCGAGGCGTGCGACATCCAGATCCTGCTGTCCGCCGTGAGCGCATTGCGTTGCTTCATCAGCCGCGAACAGCAGCAGTCCCTCGGTGAGAACGACGTCGACAACGACTCGCTGGTCCTGCTCGCTGCCGACGCGGATATGGATAAGACGGCCAAGTACAACGCCGGCCAGCTCGCGTCGATGGCGAAGAGCGGCCAGGCGATGAAGAACCCCAAGGGCGATCCGTCGTATCCGATTGCGGACAAGGAAGACCTGTCCAATGCCATTTCCGCTGTCGGCCGTGGTTCTGGTGACCACGATGCGATTCGCAAGCACATTCAGAAGCGGGCCGCCGCGCTCAACCTGTCCGACATGATCCCCGACTCCTGGTCCTCCTCTGGAGCGTCCAGCGGAGCGAAGAAGTCCGCCGACCCTGAGGAGACCCCCATGAACGTTGCCGATGTGCCGATCGAGAAGGCCACTGACGCCTCGAATCTCGTTGAGAAAGCCGACGCCGCGAGTCTCGATGAAGAGCAGGTGCTTTCCATCGTCAACAAAAGCTTCGGCGATCTGCTCGCCGAACTGTTCAACTCGCTTGCGGAGATTGACGACGAGGACGACGACGAGACCTCGAAGTCGGCCGACGCCGACCTAACCAAGGGCTCGCTTCGGTCGGCCCTTGTGAAGGGTATTGCCGCCGCGGCGAAGAGCACCAAGAACCCACTGAACAAGACTTTTGTGTCCATCGTTGAAGCGTCGACAGAGTCCACCGAAAAGTCGGTCAGCGACCTGACCGAGCGGCTGGAGAAGGTCGAGCAGATGGCCACCCCCGGAGGTCCGGCGCTACGCCGGACCGAGAGTGAACGCAATAACGCACGTTCCAATGATTTGGCCAACGAGGCCGCCCGCTTCAAGCGGCTGGCGGCTGTCGCCGAAGACCCTGACCTGCGGAGGGGCTACACCGCGAAGGCGGTGGAACTCGCCGCGGAAGTCAAGGCGCTCCTCGCGTGATAGGCCACTAATACTTGTAAAGGAAAAGCAATGACTATCCCCAAGATCGCCGATATGTTCGGCGACGCCGAAAGTTCGGTGGAGATCGCCGACCGATTTGAGGCGTATAAGTCGGGACTGAACAAGTCCGCCCAGAATCCGCTGCCGACGCCGGGTGTCCCCACCATCGACGGCCCCGTGAATGAACTCGCCCAGCTCCAGAAGTCTCTCGGTTCTCCCGAGATCGCCAAAGCCCTGTCGCCGGAGCTGCTGGAGTCGGTGCGCACGTCGCTGGCCGGCGCGGATGTTATGAAGGACATCTACGCTGGCACGAACAGTGGTCTGGCCGGAGCCGGCGCACTCGCTGGCACTGGTGGTTTGCAGGCCTACGATTTGGAGCAGCCCGCGAAGCTCCTAGCGCCGAAGCCCACGCCTTTGCGTAACCGTATCGCCCGGCGCAAGGGTATCGGTACGGCGCACCAGTGGAAGACCATCACCGGTTTCACTGGATCGGGCACTGGTGGCTTGAGCCTGGTGCGGCCCGGTATCACTGAGTCGACGACCACCACGTTCGGCGCGGTCAACCAGCTGCGTGGCCCGAAGATCAGCTACGCCGGTACTCAGTCGAGTGCCCCGTACATCCAGTTCGGTGTGTCGGACCAGGTGTCCTGGGCGGCGCAGTATTCCGGCCAGGGTTACGAGGACATCCGGCAGCTTTCTCAGACGTCGGTTCTGTGGAGCAGCATGCTGTTGGAGGAACGCCTCCTACTCGGGGGGCGTGGCACGACCGGCAGCTTCGCCGGTGCGCTCGCCGCCCCGACCGGGGTTACCGCCGTAAGCACCGCGCTGGGGTCAACCGGCTATGCGCCCTACACCGGCTACACCACCAGCGTTTATGTTCGGGTGACCTCGGAGTCGGTGTGGGGTGAGTCGGTACCGTCTTCGCTGGTCACAGTGACCGCGGTGGCGAACCAGTACATCGCCGTTTCCGCCACCGTCCCTCAGGGCGCGACTGGAATGAAGGTCTACCTCGGTACTGGCGCATCCGACCCGGGCCTCGCCGGCAGCTTCTTCGCTGGTCGTGTCTCTAACGGTACGTTCGTTGTGCAGGGTGCGCTGCCGACTTCCGGTGCGGTTCCGCCGAACACCTCGGGCACCCCCGTGGATAACTCTGCGACCGCAACGGAATACGACGGCATTCTCACGTACTGCACCGGGCCGAACTCGGGTTACGTCAAGCAGCTCAACAACACCTTCGCGGGCGCGGACGGCGCGAATGTCGGCAATACCTTCTCCAATGCCTTCGCTTCGCTGTACGACTCGGTCAAGGCGGACCCGGACGAGCTGTTGGCCAACGGCCATGACCGTAAGCAAATCTCTGACCAGCTGAAGAGCGTGTCCTCCAACTCATACCGCATCACAGTGGATAGCGCGTCCCAGGCGCACAACGCGCAAATTGGGGCTCTTGTGACGGGTGTGCAGAACGAGGTAACGGGCAAGATGGTTGATCTTACCGTGCACCCTTGGTTGCCTCAGGGAAACATTCCGATCATCTCGTGGACGTTGCCGTTGCCCGACAGCAATGTCTCCGATGTGTTCGCGGTGTACAACGTTGCCGACTACCAGTCCATCGAGTGGCCGGTTACCCAATTCGCGTACGAGACGAGTTCCTATTGGTATGGGACCTTCATCTCGTATGCCCCAGCGTGGTGCGGTGCGATCACTGGGATCACGGTTGCGTAACCCGTAACTGACCGGTCAGGGTCCTGGAACGAACCATCTGTCAATGTTGAAATCGGGCTGTTCCGGGGCCCTGATCGGGCATCGAACGTGATCGACATTCCGACGACGATCGCCCCGCATGAAGAAAAGCTCGCCGTAAGTAAAGCGAGTCTGATCAAGCATGTAGCCGAGCAGCAAACCCAAAGGGGCGCCCAGTTCATCGGGTGCCCCTTTCTCTATGCCCGAAAGGTCCATCCATGGCCGCTGAACCCGAAGTCGCGCCCGCAAAGCGTGGGCCTGGTCGGCCCCGGAAGCCTGCTCAGGATCCGCCGCCGCCCGAGTCGCCGAAGAAGACTCTAGTTGCGACACCCGACCCCGACGATCCGCGTATCGGCCAGAAATGTGATCCGGGTTGGAGCAGCGTTGGGTACGACGACGGAGCCACTTACCGCTGCGAAGACGGTGTGATCGTGGAGAGGGTGAGCTGAATGGCGAGTCTCCTGTCCCCCGATGACAAGTGCGTCCAGGTTGATGTGCCCACGGTCGGCGGGAATCGGCGTTACGACGGCACGACCATTGACGTGTCCGATCCTCGCCATGTGGACGTGTTGAGGGCCGTCGGCTATACGGTCGCCGGGGTCGCGGGTGCGCCGACACGGGCTCACGGTTTCGACTGTGCGTGTGGGTTCCGCTCGTTTTTCCGCCGTTGCGGTCGGTGCGGTGAGGTCTGCGATCGCCAGTCCTGACACCTCCTGAATCTCCTTTTGTGTAATCCGTGAGTGGAGGTGCGCCATGACCAGCGCAACCGTCCCGGTGACGGGCTATCCCGTCGTCCCCTATCTGACAGTGGCCGAACTGAAACGGTCTCCCATTTACACCCAGCTCCAGAACCTGGTGCCCGGCGGTTCAGCGGCCGATAACGACGCGGAACTGAACCAGATCATCAAACGTGTCTCGGCGATGATCAATGGGGAATGCCGGCAGAACCTGGCGGCGAGCATCAACGAAGAGTCCGGTTGGTGCACCGTGACGAGCCGGGGCGAGTTGCGCATTCACGCGCTGAACAATCCGATCATCCAGGTGCTGGAGGTGTCGGTCGGGCTGGACGAGTCGTGTCTGACTCCGTTGACCGACTTGTCCGGCGTGGTGTTGCGCCCGTGGCGTATCACCGTGCCGGCGCGGGCGTATCCGCTGTACCCACCTGCGGGCTATCGGGTGTGGGCGCAGTGGAAGTACGTCAACGGCTACCCGGTCACGGTGTTGGCCCAGCCGGTCGCGGTGGGGGACACCGCGCTCACGATCCTCGACGCCACGGGCGTCGTGGCCGGCAAGACGACGTTGACGATCGAAGACGGCAAATGGCAGGAGAACATCACTCCGACCGCCGTGTCCGGTAACACCCTCACCGTTCCGCCGTTGGCGTTCGCCCACCAGCCGGGGGTGGGAATCAACGCGCTGCCGTACGACATCCAAGAGGCCGCGTTGATTCTGATTTCCCGGCTGCACAACACGTGGAGTCTGTCGATGGGTGCCATCACCCACGACGGAACTGGTGCCAGGAAGAACCCGAACGCCCAGGGAACGGGCGCCAGGTTCCTCTGCGATCCCGGGGTGATCCTCGAACCGTATAAGCGTGTCTGGTTCTAGTGGCCAACTACAACGACATCCGGGCCGCGATCGGCGCCGCGATCGAGTCATACCAACCGGGTTTGAACGTCTACGACTACGTGCCGAGATCGCTGACTCCACCATCGGCGATTGTGCAACCAGTCCCGCACCGCACGATCGATTACACGCAAGTGCAGGGTCGGGGCGCGTTCGCCAAGTGGCGGTTCACCATCCACATCGTCATCGGACAGGTCGACGAGCAGTCCGCCCAACAGCAGGCCGGTGACCTCATCTCACCCGGATCGCCCATGATCCGCGCGTTGAATCGTCTGCCACTCACAAACGGGCAAACCGTCGTCGAGACAGGTGGCATCGCTCAAATGATGTTCGACCAGGGCTTGTACACGGCCGCCGAGTTGGCGGTCTGCATCGTCGCCTGACCGCTCTCGACCTTTTCTTCGCCTCCCTGCCATGGGGGGCATTTTTATGTCCCAAAAACATGAGAGGCGTGCCCGTGGCAGCCAAGCAATACGACGTCCTGCGGTATTTCCGGCGGGTCGACCCGAGAACGGGCGAGTCACAGGAGTTCCAGCCGGGTGACACGTATTCGGGAGCGGTCGACGAGGAGTACTTCCTCGCCCCGGCCGGTCCGGACGGCCAGGGGCCGCTGCTCGCCGAGAAGTCGTCCACCTCCGGTTCCGGCTCGGGCTCCGGTTCTTCTTCCGCCAGCTCCTCCGCCGAGAAGTCGTCCCCGTCCAGCGATTCCACTGGCAAGGAGAAGTAATCGTGGCTATCGATATCAACCAGCAGACTCAGGCGTTCCTCGGCCTGGACGCCCAGTGGGGGATCGAACAGTTCCTGTTCGGCGCCCAGGGTAACGACCTTCAGCACGACCGTAAATCCGACAAGGTCCCGGCCGATGGTTTCGGCCAGCGGGTCAAGAACAGCCTTCCCGGTCAGCAAGAGGCCTCCCTGAAAATTAAGGGAATGGCTGTTATGGACAAGGGCAGCCTCAACTACTGGCTGAACCAGTGGGCCGGTCGGCGGTCCCCGGTCAATGCGTGGTTCGCCCTGGAAGGGCTGGAGGCGCTCCAGCCGGTCACCATTCAGCCGTCGTCGATCATCGATTCCAGTGTTTCGGCGAAGCTGAAGGATCCCGTCGATTTCTCGTTGGAGTTGGACGCGCGCGGCGCCTACAACGACGGCGTCATTCTGCTGAGCCCGCACAATTTGCTCAGCGGTTCGACCGGCACCGGCCCGCAGGACATCAACACCCTGTACGGAGGGGCGACCAATGCGGGCGCGGCGGCGCAGCTGCACGTGTGGGCGCTCGACGGTGGTACCTCCCCGTCGGTCACGGTGACCATTCAGCACTCGGTGGACGGCGTCACCTGGACCAACCTGGAGGCTTTCCAGCCGCAGACCGCGGTCGGGTCGCAGCGCATCCAGTTGCCGACCACCACCACCGTGAATTCCTACATCCAGGCCATCTACACGACCACGGGCACCCCGACCGGTGTGCAGGTGCTGTTGGGGTTCGCCCGCGGCATCAACCTCAACCTGTAATCGGTCGGATGGCCGATCCGGACCCGGAATGCACCTACATCGCGCAAGTCCTCGGCATCGATGACGTATTAGACGTGCTCGACCCGGAGTTACTGCTGGACACCGGTTGTCGCGTCATCAAACACCCGGACTGTTGCGTGTTGTGCGCGGCGAACAACGACTGCCGACGCTTACCAATGCATTTCCGATGCCGCTGCCGTCCAGAGGGTTATCTGACGGCCATGCCCTAGGTGCGCACAACGCCGTGCCCACCTGGCGCTTGTTCTTTCACGTTTATTCCATAATCAGGAGATTTCTTTCCCATGGTCAAAGTCGAAGACGACGCCTCCGACGATTTCGAGCTGATCACCAGCATCCGCCAACTGGCCGAGCCGCCGCCGCTGCGGACGAAGACCGTCACGCTGCCCGACTGGAAGACCCAGAAGGGTAAGTCGGCCCGATTCCTCGTGTGGGAGTTGACCGCGCTCGGTTTCGCCGACTACCTGGAATCCGGGCGCACCTACACCGCCAACATCGCCCGCTACGACGCGAAAGACGAGGACATCCGGCTGGTCGCTCACACGGTGCGCGACCAGCACGGAAACCGAATCTGGAACACCACCGACTCCGCCAAGACGCAGCTCGGGCCGCTCGGTAAGTCCAGCCTCAACCTGCTGCTGAACGCGGCCAACGAGGTCAACTCGGCTAAGCCGTCGAGCGCCGAGGGAAACTCCGAACCGACCACGAGCGACTCTTCGCCCTCGACCTAGCGTTCGAATGGGGCTATCCCTCCGTTGACGTCCTGCTCAAATCGATGAGCCGGAGTCAATTTCTGGAGTGGATGGTCTACGCGAAGATCCGTGGTCCTATCGGCCCTCTCCGTCAGGACTACTACACGTATTACCTGGCCCTGCACGGCGGCCGTCAATACGACGAAAAGGCGACGGTCGAAGGCATCGCGGCGACTTTCCCCATGCCGTGGCTCGACCCGGACAACCTCAGGGAATAAGAACGGAGCACGGTCGTGCCGGAACTGAACCTGGTCATTAACGGCGATTGTTCCGGCGCGTCCACCGCTATCAGCAGCATCCGCGCGCAGACCGAGTCGATGCGCGGGTTGTCCGTGATGATCCCCGTTCAGGTCGGGGGTGCCGCCGGTGCCCGCAACGAGCTGGGCCGGGTGGGTGCCGCCCGGGACAGCGCGGGCGGCAATGTCGCTCTCGGTGTCGACACCCGCGGTCTCGACGCGGGCCGGGACAGTCTGAGCAACTTGCGCGGCGAATACCAGGCCGCCAGCCGCGATTTCGCTTCCGTCGGTGGTGTCCGTTCGTTCGGGCTTCAGGACGACGGGTCGCTGAGCGACATGACCAGCGGCGTGCGCAGCCTCGGGTCCGGGCTAGCCGCCGCGGAAGGTTCGTTCGGCCGGTTCGGGGCGTCGGCTACCAGTTCGCTGGGCGGGGTCGAGTCGGGCCTCAGTGACTTCGCGGATACGGCCGGAATGGCCGAGTCGCGCACCGGCCGCGTGTCGCAGGCGATCGGCGGACTGTTGTCCCGCGGCGCGCTCACCGCGCACGCGCTGAATGAGGGCGCGGATGCGGCGAAGGCGTTGGGTGACAGCAACGCCCTTGCGTCCGTGGCTATCGGCGGCACGACGAGTGCCCTCGAAGCGGGTGCCGGCCAGGCAAATGCCTATGCGGGCGCTCTCCAGTCGGTGGGTGCCGCCACTGGCGGAGCCTCGGGCGGCATGCCAGGCGGCCTCAGCGCTTGGGGCCAACAGCAATGGATGGGCAACGCGCCGATCGGCCCCCCACCTCCTGGCTGGCAGCCTGGCCAGCCGACCGGCCCCGGTCCCCGCTTTCAGCCTCCCGGCGGCGGTGGCGGCGGCGGTGGCGGCGGTGGCGGCGGTGGCGCTGGTGCCGCCGACGACGGAAGCGGCGGCGGCCGCAGCTCCTTCCACCACCTCATGCAGCCGGCGCTGATCGGGCTGATGGCCGGCGCGGTCGACGAGCTGATCGGTGCCGGCGCGGGTGTCGGCGCGGTGATGGAGTCGGTGAAGAACGTCCCGGACCTGGCGTTCGCCGCGAACGGGGCGATGCAGCAGTTCGCTCGGGGTATCAACAGCACCGCCTCCGCCGCGGTGGCCGACGGTGTGCCCGCGTTCCGCCAGCTGGGCGACGCGCTGAGTGGGCTCGGCCGGGAGATCGGCACCGTCGGCGCCGAGCAGATGACGAACGTGCTGGGCGGCGCAACCGAACTGGCCGGCACCGCCACGGACACGCTGAAAAACCTTGAACCGGCGATCGGGCCGGCGGTCGACGGGGCGGTCAACCTCGGCAACGCGCTACTTCAGGGCGTCGGGTCCCCGGCGGTGGTTGCCGCCGTCAAGAGCGTCGGCGAGTCGTTGCAGGGCGCGGACGTCGCGGCGGGCATCACCGACTTGACCGCTGGTGTGCTCTCCGCTGGTGGTGTCGTCACCCAGGTCGCCGCCGACGCGACCGGTGCTCTCGGCTCTGTGCTGGGGATGCTCGGGCCCGCCGCCGCGCAGCAGGCATCGCCGGCTCTCGTCGGTGGTGTCGGTGGCGCGATGTCGCTGGGCAAGATGCTCGGCGGCGGCATGGAAGGCGGCGTTGCCGGCGCGATCCTGGGTGCTACCGGTATGGCGCTGGGCAGCTACGAGCAGGAGCAGGGTCAAGACCCCACCTCCACCCTCATGTCCGAACTCGGCGGCGCCGGGCTGGGCTACAAGCTCGGTGGGGCGCTGGGCGGTCCGAAGTGGCGTGGCCCGGCCGCCGCCGGTCTCGGTCTCGCGGGTGCCCTCGGTGGTGCCGCGCTACGCCAGATCCCCGGCCAGGGCGGCGTGGACGCGTCGAACATGTTCGCCGACGTCACCGACTTCGCGGCGACGGGCGCAATGCTCGGAGGACTGGCGGGCCCCGAAGGCGCCCTCATTGGCGGCCTCGGGGGCGCCCTCTTTGGCGGCGTGTACGGCGGGTACCAGGCCATGACCGACCAGGGCGGCGGCGGTGGTGACGCCGCCACCTACGACGCGCAAGGTCACTCCGCACAAGCCCCGCACGGCTGGGACATGGACAGCCAGGGCAAGCTCACCCCCTCGGCAACAGCCGGCGGCGGTGGCGGCCGGCTGAGCGAACTGCCCGGCTGGCCGCAACCGCACAACGCGGTTGCACCGGGTTCGACGTCGTCGCTGACCGGGAACTGGTCGCAGGACGGCGTCGGTGACATCAGCGCCTCCACGTCACCGCCAGGGTCGCCGTTGCAGCCGCCATCCGCTGGGCGCGAGGCCGGGTTGCGGCAGGGTTCCGGGCTGCCCCTCACCGGGATGAGCGACCCGCGCGTCCAGCAGATGCTGCCGCCGTCGTCGCCCGGGGCAACCGGCGGATTCGGGCAAGGCGCCCCATCGCTGCCGTCCGCGCAGATGTTGCAGCAGCTGAACGCGCCCACCACCAGCTTGTCGGCGTCGATGTCGCAGCTGGGGCAGAGCACCGCCGCGACCGCGCCGCCCCTGCAACAGGTCACCCAGCACGCGACCACGGCGTCGTCGTCGGTGACGCAGCTGGCCCAGCACGCCACACAGGCGATGGAGCCACTGAAGCAGGTCGCCCCCACAGCAAGCGCCGGATTGGCTTCGGCGTCCAGTGCCATCCAGTCGAGTAGCCGGAGCTTGGGGCAGTCGGTGCCCGCCGCGATGGCGTCGGGGGTCGCCGCGAACACCGGCGCGGCTTGTGACGCGACGAATCAGATGGGGAAAGCGGCGGTCAACTGCGGTAAGGACGCGGTGAAAAATGCGTCGCCGTCGCGTGAGTTCATGGCGATCGGTGAGTCCACCGGTCAAGGCTTCGCCATCGGTGTGCAGTCGACCGCCGGGTTGGCGTCCGGGGCCGTGAGTGCGGCCATGACCGGTGCGCTCGGCGCCGGTGCTGCTGCGTTGGGGACGGCGTCCCCTTCGAAGGCGTTCACCCAGCTCGGCCAGCAGATGGGCCGCGACGCGGCCAACGGAGTCGCCACCGGCGCCGCGAATCAAGGGGGCACCGCGGCCCAGCAGCTGAACAACACCCTGTCGAACATGACTGCGGCGAACATGCCGCAGCAGCGGCTGGGGGAGGTTCAACAGGGCCAGCAGGGTCAGCAGGGTCAGCAGCTCTCTGACCAGGCGAAGAAGGCTGAGGACGCGCGCAAAACGATGGAGGCAAAGCGGTCGGAGTCGTTTGTGGGCGGCCTGGACCGGATGGGCTACTCCCAAGCCACCAAGGATCGGCTTGAGGCCGAGCAGAAAGGGCACGACAGCACTGCGGACAAGTTGCAGAAAGGCCGTGACGACGCCCAGAAGAAAGCGCAGGCGTTGGCTGGTGGCACATTCCGCACCCCGCAAGAGCAGCAGGACGCCGCGAAGCAACGCCAGCAGGACGCGCAAAACCGTCTGTTCGGTTCCACCAACGGCTCCGACCCGAATCGTGAGTGGCTGAATCAGCAGGCCGCCAGCCGTGGTCAAGACAGGCTCACTGGTGCGGGTCAAGACCTCACCGCTCAGCAGGTCGCGCAGAACCGGCAGAACCAGGCGCTCGGTGCTGGGGCGATCAACGCCCGGATCCCGTCCTCGGCTGTCCTGTTGCCACAATCCGTTCAGCAGCAGGCCGCGCAGCAGGGCCAGCAAGTCGGACAAAACCTCACCCAGGGCGTCCAACAGGGCGTCAATCAGGGAGCCCCGGGTGCGGCCGACGCCGGTGGAAACATGGCCACAGGTGTCGTCAACGAGGTGAAGAAGAAGTCGGGCGCACACTCGCCGTCGGTACTCACCGACCAGGTAGGCCGGGAAGTCGCCGCCGGACTCACTGGCGGACTCGGCGCGGGACTGACCGACGCCTCATCCGCCATCGCACCGATCGCGTCGAACTCCGGGCTGATGGTCGGCTACGTCTACGGGCAGAACATGGTCACCGGCGTCCTCACGGTGATCAAGTCAGCTGATTTCCAAACCGCCGCCGTCAGCGGGATCGGCTCCCAATTGGCGGAAACTGCACTGGGTCAGCTGAACATGTTGGGCCCGGCCGGCGCCGGTGGATCGATCTACAAAACCCCGGCGATCACGCTCGGCTCGGTAACTCCGACGGTGAGCGCCACCATCAACGTCACTGTCGACGGTGCCGGGCCGATGCAGGTCATCTCCCAGCAAGTGGTGGAAGCCAACATGGCCGGTTTGGCCACCAGCATCGGATTGCAGTAGTTCCACGCGCTTTATCGCACGTCAAACTAAATCGAGGAGTTGGGCCGGGTGTCCCTCGCTGTCGTCACCATCCGGCCCAACTCCACCCCCCAGCAAGGCACCGCGACTCTCGGCGGCGGTGCCGCCTCGGCTAATGCGGCGGTGTCAGACGGCTCGGATCTGACGTACGTCCAAATCTCGGGGCTATGCCGGCTGGACTCGCAGGTGTGTCGGGTGGGTTTCCCTACTCCCACGGTCCCGGCCGGCGCCCAGATTTACTCGGTGACGCTGCGCCGGAGGACGCAGGCGGTGTCGGTCACCACGTCCAACCCGAACCCACCCATCCCCGTCTGTAATCACTGGTTCCGCACGATCACCGGGTCGATTCTGGTGGCGGGTCAAACACAGAATGTGCAGAAGAATTTCTTCAGCTCGCCGTGCCCGACCACGACAACCACCACTTCTCAGTGGGTCGACGAAACGATCGGCACATTCACCACCGCCCCTGGGGGCGCGGCGTGGTCGGTGGCGAACTTGACCGGCGTTACCTACGACATCGGGCGCGGAGATTCGGACACCACCACTTCCCTGCGGGTGTCCGAAGTGTATTTGGACATCACCTACCAGCAGTTGTCCACAGTGTCGGTTACCGGCCCGACCGGCACGATCACCACTACCAGGCCCACTGTCACGTGGACGTACGCGTCCCCGGATTCACAGCCGCAGCAGGCGTATCAGGTCGCCGTGTATTCGGCCGCGCAGGTCGCCGCGACCGGATTCAGCCCATTGGTCACGACTCCGTTGCAGGGGTCGGGAGTGGTACTGGGAGAGGCGTTGCAGTGGACGTGCACCGCTGACCTCACCGACGGCTCGTACACGGCCTACGTGCAGGCCACGTCACGATGGGACGGACCAGGAAGTTTCCCGACCGCAATCGCCTCGTCGTCGTGGATTCGGGCGGTCACCCCGGCAAGTCCGCCACCGCCGGCTGTGTTGTCCACGGCACTGTTCGATGCGGACAACAACAGGGTGACGCTGACGTTCGCCCCCGGCGTCGGTAGCCCCGCCACCACCGCATTCACTGTGCAGGCCAGCCGTGACGGGGGAGTGACCTGGGCTCCGATCCCGTCACTGACTCTGCTTCCGGCCAACGGGACAAGCCCGTTGACCAAGTACGACAACATTGCCCCGCTGAACGTCACCTCGCAGTACCGGGTGATCTCCTATTCGGGGTCGCCCTACGTCGCCGCGACGACGCCGTCGAACGTGCTATCGGCTACTCCGACGGGCTCCGACCACTGGCTGAAGCATCCGTCCAATCCGTTGCTGAACACCAAGCTCCCAGTGGCCGCGCCGAAGCAGAGTAGTGATGGCATCAAAATCACTAAACGGCAGATGGAAGCCACCTACCAGCTGCTGAGCGGCCCCGGCGGGAAAGTGTTGCCGATCGTGGTGTTCGGACCCGTGTACGGCGACGAATACTCAATTGAGCTCATCTTCGAGTCCACCGACGAGTTGTCGTCGTATTGGCCAGCCGTTCAGCAGCTGAACCAGTCCGGCAGCACCCTTCTGTTTCAAAAGCCAGACGGTAGCCAATTGTGGGTGACGATGGGCCCAGGTGCCTCCGGTGTAGACACCCAGGAAATGTACAACGCCCTTCCCGGTGATCCACGGATCGTTCAGTGGCGCCGCTGGAAACTCGTTCTCACTGAAACGTCTGCACCTAGCTATTACTAGTCAGGAGTGACGAATGCAGGGTCGCTCACTCGCATTTGATGCGACTGTAGTCAACTCGCACACCGCTGTTCAAGCCGTCGACATAATTCAGGACGGCAAGGTCGTTCTCCAGCCGCAGGTCCATTCAGGATCGGCGACAGCGGACCGCACTCAGGACCAGATGCGGTCGATGGAGGTGGAGCTGTCCGATCCGACGGGCACGCTCACGCCAACGGACATGTATTCAATTTTGGCGCCTTTCGGAACGCGAGTGCAGTTGTTCAAAGGCGTTCGAATCAGGTCGGTCGATACACGTGCATCGTTCTACGGGACCCAGCAGTCGTGGCTGCCGTCGGGGGCGTCTACGGGAGTGATGAACGGCGTGAAAGTCGACAGTACCGGAGCAATAGCTTTGGGGCCGTAAATGCTTTGGGGTAGTTGGACAACGATGAGGTCCAGTTAATGACTGCTTATCTCGTTACTGATCTGGCCTCTTCGGGCTATCGAAGTCTTGCGATCAATGCGGGCTTGTATGAAGTGAAAATCGAACGAGTTGACTTCATTTTTTCTCTCCCGGCCAGTGCTTCCGTCTCTATTCTGGCGCCGATGTATCGCTCAACCGGGCACATAACTGGCGGCACTAGCGGTGCGGCGACCATCGTCCCGATGCGTCACGCAGGGCCTGCCGCGTCGGCTACAGCCATTTCGGGTTCTAGTATGACCATTGGCGGAACCTCAGTCTTTGTAGCGTATGTGTCATTTGTCGGCACCAGTCAGACCGTAGTCAGTACTGGTGGGCCGACGTATTCTGAACCGTCGGGTGGCAGCACTTCGTATACATCTCCCGTTGACCTCACTATTGCTCCGGGCGGCTCGTTCCGTATAGATGACCTGTACGGCCCCGACAGCAACGGGTTCACATACACCGCAACGGTCTACTTTGAAGAACTGCGGCCACCGTGGAGTTACTGACAAGATAAATTGACGGGGGCAGGTCAGGTAATGACTGCTTATTGCGTCACCAATCTAGGCAACACTTCAGGCGGCACAGTCCTCGGGATAAATGCGGGCCTTTACGAGATAAAAATCGACCGTGTCGATTACTTCTATCTCGTTCCAGGCGGAGGCTATGCAGCCCAATTCAACCCAATGTATCGCTCATCGGTACCTCTAACCGGTGGCACTGCTACTCCTATTGCTCCGCTTCGCGCGGCATCTCCGCCCGCGTCGGCTACGGCGATGTGCGGCGCCAGCATGGTTCATTCGGGCGGTGTTAAAAACTATGTGGCGCAAATATACATCACTGGCGCTGGCGCCGCCGTCGCCACTAATAGTGGTTCGTCGCCATACCCTGAATCGTCGGGAGGCAGCACTTCATTCTCATTTCCTTCTGACCTCACTATTTCGCCCGGTGGCTCGTTTGAGGTGGACAACCTTTACGGACCCCTCAACGGTTTCACTACAGCGGCGACAGTCTATTTCGAAGAACTTCGGTTGTCGCAAAGTTACTAAGGGAATCAGCCAGGGGTGCGCGACGTCTATCGGGAACGGTGTAACAACTCATGCCCACCCAGTTGCAATTCTTTGATATGAGTGTTTCAGTGACGCCACCCGGTGGCTATCAAGAACCGCTCCCCGTTACGTTGGGTCCGAATTGGCAGCCTAATGACGTACGGCTTGTCTTTGTATCCGGGTCTGGTTCTGACGCTGGGTCCGACATTACGCTCAACATGGCCATGAACTCGGATCCGCCTACTGGGTATACATCCGCTTACTCACTTGATGCTGGCAAAGAAACGCACGGGTTTTACTACCGTCGTCTCACTCCTAGTGATGTCGACACCAGTATCTCGTGGATTAAACCAGCGACGTGGCGGCATTTCATGTTCGCACTTCTGACCGTTCGCGGAGTCAGTCCTACGGCCAATCCAACGGCTGGCACTTTGAAACTCACGCAAACCGCGGGTGATACGTCGTTGTCTTCAGCCTCGGTTGTGGTACCGGGAGCTGGAACCGCTGTCCTGTTCGCAGGCTCGGCGTCTATCCCGTCGGGTGGTTCTCCGTGGCCGTCGTGGGCGATTTCCCTAGGAGTCCCGACGGGATGGACAGGCCTCGTGGCCACCGATAAATCGGGGGCGACCTACTACCCGTACGGCACTGACCCAAGCTTGGTGGTGGTGGGTAAATCGTACGCGAGCGCGGGGTCCACAGGCGCAGTGGCATTCCCGAGTGCGCAAGGCGGTGCGGCTTTCGCCGGGCTGTACGCCTTTCTGACGCCAGCCGCCGACGTGTCCGTCACGTTGGTAGCTGCCTAACTGCGCTTTTGTGTCATATCCCGCCAGCTTCCTAAGCGGCCACGAATACTCAGATCGGCGTTAGTGGTTCAAATCGCCGCCGATAATCCGTCATGTTGATACGGAGGCCGCTGCTCGATGGCCAACTTTATTTTCGACTATGCAAAAGGTCGTTGGGTAGAGAAGTACCTCCTGCCGGTCGGTGGCGACAACATCGTTGTGGTACTTCTCCAGTCGTCAGGTCTGCAAGCCGACGCGACTCTGAATAACTATCAAACCCTCGGCACGCTTCTGGCCTCGAACACCGAGGCGGCGTTCACGAACTACGGACGCCCCGTCCTGTCGACCGCCAGTGGAATCACTGTGAGCGTCAACGTATCGACGGGCGTCACGACCGTCGATATCCCGGACCAAGTGTGGAATGCCGCCGGGGGCGCGGTGAACAACACCCTAGGCGCTCTTTTGACTTGCTACCGGCCGGCGTCAACCAGCCCGGACGCCAACATTCTGCCGTTGACGAAACACGACTTCGCCGTGGCAACCACCGGCGGCAACCTCACCGCCGCCGTCCCATCGATCGGCACCTCGACCTAAGAGGGAATGGATCGTCATGGCTGAAGTAGCGACAGCGTCGGTCATCACCCCGAGCGTGTC